CATGTTATCGTAGGTGCTTGCTTTATTATACGGCACTTTCAACGGTTCCGGATGAATATTTAATACCTACTGAGTATGGTTTTCCTGAAGATTGCCCGTTACCTAATGAGCAGTAGTATGAACCGTATAAGTCCATATCATATAATCATAGCCGCGTTGCTGGTTATTGTACTGATTCAGTCACAGTGCAAGCCTAAGCCGGTGCCATGCCCTGAAACAAAGATTACTATTGATTCAGTCCTGATCGTTGACACGCTTAAAATCAAAGGAAATACGGTTTACAAGCCTTTGCCGTACAAGGTAATAGATACGTTTGTTTTGCGTACTGAGGTTGACACAAGTAAGATAATAGCGGAATACATCAAACTGCGTAAATATGACCTACCTGTTATGAATGACAGTAACGGAAATGTAAATGTATTCGCTTCGGTTCAGTTCAATAGGATTTCAGATTGGACTTATACGGCTGAATTTTACCCGAAAACAACGATAATTGAAAAGAATCACGTAATAATTGAGAAGCCGCGCAATAGTTTATACGCTGGCTTTGGTATAGGTTATCAGATTGAATCGAATAAGCCTGTTTTTAAGCCTGTAGTTACACTGATAACTAAAAAGAGTATGATGTATTCAGTTGCTTATGATCCGTTTAACAACGCGCCTGAAATTGGCGTTTCGTGGAAGATCGGACGAAAATAGTTTGCTTGGGTTGAGTTGTGAGCGCATACGCCGGGGTTGTGGTTTTCTCCGGCGTTTTGCGTTTCGGTAATCTAAACATGATTAACAACACTATTCAATTTATTCTCATAAGCAAAACTAGCCTCAATCTGAGTATCAAATCCACCAAGATAAAATCTTTCACCATTTATATCTATTTGAGAAACCCATTTTTTGCGTTTTTTATGCCAACAAACACCCGTGTATTTAGACGAATGAGGTATGTGTTTTCTATTTGAATTAACTCTACATGGCACTATTTCTAAATTATTAATATTATTGTCGGTTATGATAAAATTTTTATGGTTAACTACTAATATATAACCACATGGAGTATGGCTTAGGAATGTTTCACATACAAGTTGATGGATATATTTTGTAATCCTTTTTCCTGATTGTTTTAAGTCAACAACATAATACCCATCTTTATTTATTTGCGGCTTCAATAATTTGCCTTTATGAATTCTTTTCCTTCCATCTGAATATTTAACTATTCTATCAGTAGATTTTACGTTACCAAAATTACTTACTTGGTATCCACTAAAAATATTTACGTCTTTCCAAATTTCAATCATGGCATATTTTTTATAATTCGCTAATTAATTTATTTACTAACTCTCTTACATTAGATTCACCGCCTAGTTCATATAAACGTTTTTCGCGTATATATATAGGTATTGCTTTAATTTTATTATCAATAGGTTTACGGCCTGCACCCTTTGCTCTTTTTTTAATTTCTTTTTTCATGTTTTTATTTTTTTACAAATATAGATATAATTTACGTTTTATTAATAGTTGTTAATAAAATTATATAAAATAATAAAACACGACATTTTTATAAATTATTTATTATTAATAATTAGATTAATATTATTATTTTATTATTATTGTTTTTATAATATACTATATATCAAAGCATTATATTGTTATAAAAATATTTTCACTATTTTGTAAATAATTAATAAATCGTATATACCTTTACAATATCAAACTAAAACAAAATACCATGAAAACTTTACAAATGATTTACCTGATTTGCACAAGCCCTGAGTTTGACAATGTTATAATTGGGGATGAAGATGACAGAACGAGAATTGAAGCAATTGAAAGATTATCAATTGAGCATGAATCTGAATTATGGAAATATCATAAATATTTTGATGATAAAACAATTTTGATTTGGCAATAATAATTAACTAAAAAAAGATGTGCCAACGGCTACACGGGCAAGAGAGATGAAACATACTAAAGGAGAATGGGAATGGTTCGATAACGGACAATATCTCGAAGTAAGAGGTTCAGAATCGTTATCTCCAAATATTGCGATTTTTACAATATCAAGACAAGATCACCATGATTTTGATGAAGATGATATTTGCGAGAAACTTGAGGCAATAGCCAACGCCAAACTAATCGCAGCCGCGCCGGATTTACTTGAGGCCTGTATTAAAATGATTGAGCATTACGACCGCTATCTTTTATCACAGAATGATGTTTACACAGAAATGAAAGCAGCCATTAACAAAGCCACCATTTAACACATAATCACCATGAAACAAATCAACCTAAAACTACCCGCCGAACAGATCGACCACCTGGCGACAGTCGGCAACAAATCAGAATACATCCGAAACCTGATTCAGTCGGATATGCACAAAGAGACGCGGTATGAGTATATCTGGCCGATCATAAGCAAGTACACACTAAATTCAGTACAAACAGGTAATAACTTAGGCTTGATTGCTGACCTTTCAATGATGTTAGCCAGATCAATAAGCGGCGAAGATATTATCACTGAACTTATGGAAGGAGGCTCAAAATGAACCTAAAACTAATATCAGAAATAGACGACTGCACCGGCGAATTGAAGTATTTGATTTATAAAGATGATACCATTGTAATGGTTACATACTTCGAACAGAAAGCACATAAAGAGTTTGATAAATTCGTTAAAGTGCAAACAGAATTGAAACAGGAATCAATTCGTAAAACAATTAAAGAAATTGAGATATGAGCTACAACCATTACTTCCCAGGCTCCGACAGTTACGAAGGACACTGCCCGAAATGTGGAAAACGATCACACACCTGTTACGATGAACTTTGTGAATCATGCTTTGAAGATGAGCCGGTACGATGCCCACTTTGCGGCGATCACTACCAACCAGATCAGATGGAAGGTTCAATATGCCGCCCATGTTTCGAATATGAACGGGATGAAAAGAGGTGGATTGTGGAGGATTGGTTTAGTAGTAGTCATTGATAAAAATATATAGATATGAAATACATAGACTTAGTTATTATACTAGATGATAACCTTGCAATTAAATCGGTTACAATCGACATGAATGACACCGGGCTTCCTAGTGATTCGAGTTTAATAAAAATGGTATCTGTTGCATTATTAAAAAGCATGCAAATGAATAAGGAGAGTGTAGGAGTTCAGGATATATTAAACGAACTAAACATACCTACTAAACCTGAATAACTGACATATATCAACCGAAACCACTACAAATCTCAACGGTTACAGAGAACAACGTATATACTTTAACCTTAACTTAGCATAAAATTAAAACCACACGAAATGACACTAATAGAAGAAATAGAATTTCAAAACGTAGATGGAACCTACTACTACAAAGATGTAGAATTTGAGGCAGAACCATCAGTATGCAACGATTCAATCGGTTCATATGAATATTGGGGACAGAAGTGTTACGACCATCAGCCGGACTATATCAGCACATCCGATAACGGAGGTACAACCTGGGATGAATCAATATATACCGAATCAGAAAATAAGGTGATTAAAAAGGTTGTAGAAGATTACGTTGATAATAAATTTTGTGAACTATATATTAATAATTAAACCACACGAATTATGAAAACCACGAAACAATCAGTAGATTACCTCCGAATGATGGAGGCAGAGAACCCAAGAATCAGGAAAGGTAATGCTAACATACGTCAGTCAGAAATATATGTTTCTGATATAATGGTACTATTCACCAACAGCGGAACCATTCACGACAAAGTTGCAGAACTTCAGCAACACTTCATTGACAAAATAGTAACCTGCGATTTCGAGGTTATTAAGTTTGAAGTAAACTATTGCCAGGTTCAAATCGAAGGCCAATACAATTTCAATATCTGGATTGGTAACGGTTCGAAATATTGCAGGGTTTGGGGTGCAATCGGTGATCAGTTTATGCAGTTACCTGACTTCACAGACGAACAACAGGTAAAAGTATTCGAAGGACTATCCGAACTGTATATCAAAAATACCGAATTGATTAAGGCTGAAAAAGTGGCCAGGTTAAAGAAGGAATTAACTGAACTCGAATCGTAAAACCACAACACATGACAAACATAACGAAATTTGAATCAAATATCGAACTCCTGGTTAAACAGGATAAGATCATGGTTGCACTGAATCAACCGCCCCCGCAGGAATGGGTAAAAATTCATCCGTTCATTAAGGACTTTAATTATATCCCGATTGAGCGGGTTGAATGGTTGCTGAAAACCTTTTTCAAGACTTCATATAAAATTGAAGTTATCAAAACAGGAACACTGTTAAATGCTATTGAGGTTACTGTAAGGGTACATTACAAGTATGCCGATTCTGAAGAGTGGATGTTTCACGACGGGGTAGGGGCAAAGGAAATACAGACTACAAAGGGGAGCGGCGGTCTTAACCTGGATTTGTCGAACATTAACAGGGGAGCGGTAGAAATGGCGTTACCGATTGCTAAAACAATAGCGATTAAAGATGCTTGCGACCACTTTGGTAAGTTATTCGGTTCGGATCTTAATAGGAAAGTTCAGATCGGATATGCCGAAGATACCAAACTCCAACCGATTGACATTAACAGCGAACTTTTTAAGAAAATGAAAGAAGCTGTTAAGTCGGGGAGTTACACTATTGAACAGATTGAACGGAAATATTCATTAACACAGGAAGCAAAGGAGGCACTGAATGAAACAATTTAAACTCCGCGCATCAGCCGCCGGTACACTAGTACCAAACGGTAAAGGTTCTTTAATCTCAGTAGGTGGTAAAACCTACCTGAAAGAATGGGTTATCTCACAACTTTACGGCGTTGAAAGGCAGATAAAATCAAAGTACATTGATAAGGGCGTAATGATGGAGGATGAAGCAATTGACTTTGTAGTAAGAACGCTCGATTTGCAGTTTACGATTAAGAATGAAAAAAGGTTTGAAGATGAATTTTTCACCGGTGAGCCTGATATGCTTACAGATGAATATGTGGACGAAATTAAAAATTCGTATGATTGTTTTTCTTTTCCTTTGTTTGAAACTGAAATACCTAATCCGGATTATTTTTTCCAAGTTCAAATATATATGCATCTAACAGGAAAGCGAAAAGCAAGGTTACACTATGTTTTATTAGATACACCCGCAACACAATGGGATGCAGGAATAATATATAATGTACCTGACGAATTAAGGCGAAAAACATTCTACGTTGAATACGATCCGGATGTAATCACTATGTTGCAAGCAAAAGTAACTGAAGCACGGGAATATATTAAAACAATAGCAATATGATTAAAGATTCAGACCTCCAAACATTAAAGGAACGTATAAATAAGATGATTGATGAAAAACGTGTAAAATCATGTATTTATACTGTTGAACACAAAACAAGTACAATTCCTGCATGGGATTGGGAAATAATAAATGACCCACAGTATTGCGTTTTAGAATTACAATCAGATACCGAAAATTTTAAATTAACAATTCAATTAAGATAACCAAAACCCAGAATAGCACGTGGACTGTAACCGTGATTTGAGATGTCGGCCCCAGTTAAACATACTTGTCCAGATATTGACAAAATAATATCACAGGTAAAATCTGCTGTAAAAGAATTAGAAAATGCAAAAAAACTACTCACACATGAAAAAATAGCAGACGCTGATTATTCAATTGATTACGCTATACGAGAGATTGAAGATTTATGTGACAGTGGTTATTATGGTAGGATAAATAATCCATTAGAAGAATTACGAAGGTCAAACTCGTCGCTTCGTGAATGGGGCGAAGAACTAGAAAATGAAAATGAAAAGCTAAGTAAAAAAATTGAAGAACTAGAAACCGAACTTAATACTTCACTCCTATGAAAACCTCACACAAAATCCTCCTCACAATCGCAATCTTATCAACCTCCGGCGCAATCAGCTACGGAATGAACAGCTGGTTAATATTTCTCGCTTTGCTGTTCTTAGCCGCGTTCCTGTTCTTCCTTTTTTCACTGTGTTTTATTTCAGCCCGTGCAACTGCAACCGAGGACAGGATAAACCTCGCAGCCTGGCGCGCCGGACTACAATATAAAGACCTGGTTAAAGTAGGAGGCGTTCAGTATCGTGTTGAATCCAGACACCCTAATAACGTTATTGAACTGTTCCGATATTCCTACGAAAATAAGTTTGTTACGGTTGATGAGTGTTGGCCGGTGGATTGATAAATCTCAACCGAAACACGAGTAAATGTCAGCGGTGAAGTGATACTGGAATTAATTAATTAGAGTAAATTAGCACTCATGGAAAGTATAGTATATAACGAAGATTGCAGATTGACTGCAGGCCGTTATCCTGATGGGTATTTCGATTGGGTTGTTGACGATGTTCCTTATGGTATTGGAGTTGGAAAGATGGCATTTTTGACGGAGGTAAAAACAACAGTAAAGCAAAAGAACGGAACCAGGTTGAACGGAAATAAAAATAAAACACCGCACAAAATTAAAGAATGGGATTTATTGCCTCCACCTCAATCATATTTTGATGAAATGAGGCGAATATCTAAGAATCAAATAATATTTGGAGTTGAGTATGTGAATTGGGAAGGAATGGGGAAAGGTAGAATAAAATGGAACAAGGGAGTGCCGGAAGGAATGAGTTTTAAGCCTTACGAAATGGCGTACTGCTCAAGCATAAATTACACGCATGAAATTGATTTATTGTGGGCTGGAATGTGCCAAGCGAAAAGCCTATCAGAGCCAATGACACAGCAGGGAAATAAGAAACTTAATGAAAAAAGAATACACCCTTGCTCTAAACCTATACTTCTTTATAAAAAATTGGCAATAGATTTTGATTTTAAAGGGAAGAAAATATTTTGCGGACATAATGGATCTGGAAATGATCGTATTGCGTGGTATGGATATGTTTCTGAATTTATTGCGAGTGAAATTGACACCGATTACTTTAACGCACAAGAAAAACGTTTTAACAATTACTTACTTCAACCTACACTCTTCTAACCATGCGCACCCTCCACATGCAGGATAATTCAACCATCGTCCAAACCTCAACAGACTGTTATATCTACTACAAAGTACCAGGTCACGGCGGTACGAATGCGCGGCCGTGGTGCTTGGTATCGGTTCGTACTCGGTTAGGTAGGCTGGAATGGTTCGGGAGTGAGGAGGAATTAGTTAACCACTTAAACAACATACACCCATGAAATTTGAAACAGAATATCAATTACAACAATTCCGCGAAGTCGAAAAAGAAATGTTTGATGAAAACGGAAAAGCATTTACAGGTAGTAGGATTTCCGAAAGACAATCAGAAGAAATGCTAACACTGATTAATTCTCTTGAAACAGAATTAAAAGAAATGCCAAGCAGAGAACAAATACTTCAATTATTGCAGGATTCATCTCAGCAGTATGGTGAAACATACGAACAAAGAGCAATATTCGATTCAAACTTTGGAGAATTATCAGATGTTATAATAAAACTAATCCAGCATTAACACCACACCCATGACAAAACCCACGAACCACCGTCAACAAGCCGCCTCGATGTGCCTTGTGACATCAGTAAACCGTAAACATGTAGTGATGCCGTTCGTGCGTGATGACCCGCACTGGCCTGAACCTAATTACCTGAATACAGGCATGGCACTTGTCGGAGTGTTGCAGGCAGGCCAGACATTAACAGAATTTCGCAACGATTGGATTACAATGAAGGAGACATTCGAGAGGCGGGCGATGGATATAGTGCCGGTGAAAAGGCGGGGTGGGAAGTTATTAACAAGTGAAAGAGAATAGGAAAAGTTTTGTATATTTACAGTTGAAAGTCCAAGCCATTGAAAAAGAAATTTCACATCCATTTTAGCATTGCCCTTCACCGCCTGGCTTGGACTCCTTCGGTAAGGGCTTTGCTATTATGGATATTTTAATACTTATACTATGGAGGCCAAGAAAACTTACTCAGAACAACTGAAAGATCCGCGCTGGCAGAAAAAGCGGCTGGAAATTATGAGCCGAGATAATTTTAAATGCATGGAATGCGGGAGCGGTAAATCGACGCTCAATGTACATCATATAAAATATGAAAAAGGCAATGCACCATGGCAATATGAAGATTCAAATTTTAAAACATTATGTGATAATTGTCATTCATTAGAGCATATGACTGATAGAATTATGGCTTCATCAGAACTAGATAAAAAAATTGAACTGGAACGTGAAATAAATTATTGGGATGATTACGAAATAAATAAAAATATTGACTGGAATGATTTGTTTGAAAATAATACAGATATTCCGGTTGATCCTGATATGATAAAGCAATTATTACGTGCAAAAGGTGATGAAGAACACGAAAGCGGAAATTTACTTGTAATGTGTATGCTTTATGATTTTTGTGATGTTATCTCAATCGAAAATATAAATACCATTGTCTTTAAGGTGTATGGCGAATACATAAACTTATTATATTCATATAAGAATATATTGCTTCACTATTTAAGGCACAACGCACTAAATTCTGACATAAGTATAAAAGCGATTTATATTGATGGTTCTTATAGATTATACGCATGATACAGTCAGCACAGGATTATATTTCAGAGGGTTTTGGTGCATTGCCTTTGAAATCGAACAAATCACCAATGTTGCCAGAAGGGCATAATTATCTTTATTCGATAATATCAGAAGATAATATTGATTCTCTATTTATGAGAGCCGATAAAATAGGCATTGCATGTGGTCAGGTTTCGGACGGTTTTATGTGTTTAGATTTTGATTGCCATGGAGGACAAAACATAAGCCAGATATTTAATGAGTACATGCGAAATGAATCAATAAAAAATATTATTGATACCCATTTACTACCTGTTTACAAAACCCCATCCGGCGGGTATCACATTTATTTTAAGGGCGAAGTTAAGAATCACCCAGGAATGTGTTTGTCTAGGTATGAGGATAAAACGGTTATGATTGAGGTTCGTGGCCATGGTCAATATGTTTGCCTATTTCCTTCATCCGGATATAAGAAACTTTGCGGATCTGAAATAATTAAAGTATCAACAATAAGCAATGACGAAAGGGATATTTTGTTTTCTGTTGCTACTTCTTTTAACCAAGCAATAACCGCACCTGAAACCGAGAAAAAAGGTACAGGTAAATGGCCGGATAAATTTGATATTACTAAACCTATTGGAAGGTACAACGAGACAGAACAGGAACATGCAAAAAGTTTACTTTTAAATGCTGGATGGAAATTAGTAAAAGTAAGAAGGACTGATAATGTAGAAATGTGGTTAAGGCCAGGCAAAGAAGAAAACAGCGCAATAACTCACAGTGCAACTTTCGGAAAGTTTCACAACATGTTTTATGTTTATACTGAATCTGACAGCGTTTTCAAATCGTGGACTTCTTACAGTTTATTCGATATTCTTTTAAAACTTAAATTTAATGGGAATTTTAAAGAGGCTACCGACTTTTTAAGTGAGCGATACCAAGAGAAAACAATTATAATTGATGCTCCTGAAGATGAAGATTTAGTAATTCAGGAAAGAAAAACTATTGATTTTCCTATTGAAGTGTTCCCGAAAAATTTACAGACTTTTATAAACATGCTAAATGATACTCTGAACTATTCAAAGGATTTTTTAGCACTTTCGGCCATGTTTACCGTAGCAACAATAAACGGTAATACTTACAAATTAAGGGTTAAAAACGGATGGATTGCGCCGTCAGTATTTTGGTTTGCTATTTTAGGGGAACCTGGAACAATGAAAACACACCCTGTTTCAATGATGACCGGGCCGCTATCAAATATTGATAAGGATAGTAAATTCATTTATGATAACCAGATGAATGACTATGAAATGTTATCAGATAAAGAGCGCAAAGGATTGAAGAAACCTAGATTTAGGCAAACGCTAATATCTGATTATACATTGGAGGCATTGCACGGGGTACATGATTTTAATAAACGCGGTATTGGTTTGTACAAAGATGAATTGATTGGATTTCTTAACGATATGAATAAATACCGCAAGGGTTCAGATGAGCAGTTTTGGCTTGAATCATTCAATAATAAATCATATATTGTTAACCGTGTAACTAAAGAGCCGTTATATATCGACAATATAAATATAAATATTATCGGAACTATTCAGCCGCTTGAATTGAATAAAATGATAATTAATTACGGGGGTAATGGTTTAATAGATAGATTTTTATACTCAGGAGCAGAAAGGGAAATATACCCTCTTTCGAGAAAAGAAATTAGTCAGGATTGGATTGATTGGTGGTATAAATCTATTGAAAATAATAACGGGTTTTTTAATTACGGTAATTCAGATGACTGTAAAATAGTATCAATGACTCCGGATGCGCTTGAATTGTTTTATCAAATTGATAGTGATTTAATTGCACTTCAAAAGGTTGATAATATAACTGCAAACATGAGAGGTTATATTAATAAAATGAAAACATACCTTCCAAGGTTTGCACTCCTTATGGCCTTGTTTGATCTTATACTTGATGGAACGATTATAAATGTTACTTTGGATCACATGGAACGGGCTAATAAAATAATACAATATTTTACCGAATCTGCAAAGTCAATATTTAATGAATCGGAGGCCACTATGGAAATTGCGCAAGTTAACAGCTCAATGAATGGTAAAACAAAGAAGGAAAAAATAATTGCACTCCATAACAAGGGATTTAAAAACGTTCAAATAGCAAAAGAATTGAATGTTGCACCTTCAAACGTGAGCGCAATATTAAAAAAAGTATAACAAAGTTATATAAGTTATAGTTATGATACACGCTACACACTTAGATACTGTAAGGATTGAGGCTAAAAGTATAACTTTTATAACATTTGCCTTGTATAAAAAACTATGTGAAGTAAATAGCAAAAAAGTTATAAAGTTATATTATAATATATTATTTATATATAATATACTTATATATAGAGAGTTAAGAGAATAGAGCAGTATAACTTTTTGTATAACTTTTATATAACATTAGTATAACTTTAAAACTAAACACCATGCCAACCCCCCTCCACCGCCTCCGCACCCTCGCTCTATCAAATATCAGCGAGACATTACCATATCGTGAATCATTCATACATCAATACAAACCGTCAACAGCAAACGGCCTGACCCGATGTGTTATTGACTGGATAAAGTTCTCAGGTGGCCAGGCTGAACGGATATCGGTGACCGGCCGTATGATAGACAATACGAAGGTAGTATCTGACGTGATGGGACACCGGCGGATTGTTGGTTCAGTCAGCTATCAAAAGTCATCAATGACGAAAGGGAGCGCAGATATTTCGGCCATAATTAACGGTAGGTCCGTAAAGATCGAGATCAAGATAGGACGCGACAGGCAGTCCGATGCACAGAAACAGTATGAACAGTCAGTTACTAAGGCAGGCGGGGTTTATATTATCGTTCACACGCTGGAAGATTTTGTTAATTGGTGGGATTCACAAGCGATACAAACTAAATTATTTTAAGGTTATGAAAGAGAAATTATTACTAAGTTATTCAGGAGGCAGGACATCAACTATAATGACTAAATGGTGTTTAGAAAACCTTCAGGAAAAATACGAAATGATCGTTGTATTTGCTAATACAGGAAAAGAACGACCGGAAACGCTTGATTTTATTAAACAGTGTGATAATGCTTTCAAATTTAATACTGTTTGGCTGGAATGTATTACTAATCCAATCAGGGGAAAAGGAGTATCTTTTCGAATTGTAGATTACGAATCAGCAAACAGAAACGGAAAGCCCTTTACTGATATGGTTGCTAAACACGGAATACCATCAGTTAAAAGCCCACACTGCACCCGCGAACTAAAAGCATATACAATTAAGGCTTACGCTCGTTCAATTGGCTGGAAGCGATATTATACAGCTATAGGTATACGAATGGACGAAATTGATAGGATGAACGAAAAGTACAAAGAAAAAAGATTTGTTTATCCAATGATTGACGGTAAAATGTGCCCAATGACGAAAAACGATGTTAATATATTTTGGAGCCAGCAAAGTTTTGACTTGAATCTGAAAACCTATGAGGGTAATTGTGATTTATGTTTCAAAAAATCATTCCGTAAGTTATTGACTATTGTAAAAGAGAATCCACAATTAACTGAATATTGGAAAGATTTAGAAAGAAGTTATGATAGTTTTATTCCTGAAGGAAAAGTAAAAAGATTAAAACCTCCATTAAGACCTTTTAGAAAAAACATTAGTATTTTTGGTATAATAGAAATGTCAAAAGGTAAATTTGATCTAGCAACAAATGAAATCGAAGTAAAAAAGATTTTTAAACAACTTCAGTTATGGGGTGTTGACCTTGATTCAAGTAATGGATGTGAGGAAAGCTGCGAACCGTTCCGCTAACCATTGACATATATCACTCCAAACCCTCATAAATCTCATTAACATAGTATTGATTTAATTAATAAATTAGCAGTATGAAAAAGATAAGATTAACCAGGAACGAGACGATTAACATTGTCCTTGCGTTGGATATGATCGAAGAACCGGAAGATATGGAAACGGCAACGCATAAGGAACGGTTGATTAACTGGAGTTCGTTAAAATCCGGAATAGCTAAGTTACAGAAACGGATTGATGAAGATAGAATTTAATTAATATCTAAAACTAATTTTACCTAAATATAAAATCATGAAAAAAACAGGAATTGAATTAATTGCCGAAGAAAGGCAAGAGCAAATTGAAAAACATGGTTGGGATAGCGACCACGATTCACAACACCAATATGGAGAATTGCGAAAAATGGCTGCTGTTTTATGTTGTGATGGCACAGATGCCAGAGTGGAAGATTATGGAGATTTCTCTACTGGCGAAAATATGTGGGGACTTGAAAACAAATTGGCAAATGATGAAATACACCGACTGAAAGTTGCAGGCGCTTTAATAGCTGCCGAAATTGATAGGTTGCTGGCCTAACCCAACTCAGATTTAATTAATAATTTAAAACCACAGAAAATGGCACCACAAATCGCATTAATTGTATTGTTAATAGTTGAATTAGCATTACAGGCACACAAACACGGAAAACCAAGAGAGGATTATAACTTTTAGACTTGGTTAATTTCAGTATCAATAACTACAACACTCCTTATTTGGGGCGGATTCTTTAACCAATTATTTAAATAAAACACCATGATTTCAATCAAAATTGATGTTACCAAAATCAACAAGGCGAAACTTTACAAAGGTGAAAAAGGCACGTACCTGAACTGCACTTTAATTGATACGCCAACTTCGCAATACGGTGATTACATGATTGTCGAAGAAACCACGAAAGAGGAACGCGAACAGGGTATAAAGGGGGCGATACTTGGGAATGGTAAAACCATTAAACCGAAGCAGGAACAGACCACTGCACAGACTGCGCAGGACTTACCGTTAACTCCTGTTGAGGATGATTTGCCTTTTTAATTAAAATAAAAATATAGCCTTGAGCGGGCTTTGTAAAACTCAATCAAATATTATGGATGAAATTAAATTAGGATCAACAGTATGTGACAAAGTAACCGGATTTACCGGAGTAGTTACAGCAGTATGTAATTATTTGTATACTTCTGCTCGTGTAGAAATAACAGCTACACGGGTAGAATCGGACGGGCAAACACAAAGCCTATGGACTGATATTGCACGGGTTGAACTCTGTAAGTAACTACATGAAACCCATAACCGCCATATCCCAAATCCTAACAGAGCAGTTTGATACAACACTCGAACAGGTATCAGTCCGTAGGCGAAACATTGACCGTGTAATCCTGAGGCAGGCTATCCATACCTGCCTAGCGCGGTACTCTGAACTCAGCTATATGGAAATTAGCGACATGACAGGCCGGCAAGATCACAGCACGGTATCACATTCGAAGCGTTGTGTTGAACGGATGGAAGAACACTGCAAGAAACACGGTGCAGTTGATAAGTTGCTTGATTGCTACATGACTGTTGAAACTAACTATCTGCGTATAATGTTGCAGAACTCCGAAAAAGTACAGCGAAAATACAGAAGTTATAAAGAAGAACTAAAAGCGACGAGGGTATGAAAAAGATAAACCTAGATGAAATTGCGAGCGAATATTTAAAAGGCCATTCATTGAGTACACGGCTTTTTATATATGATTCTATGATAAACGCCATGCGCGAAGCCTGCCACCAAACTATTGAAATGTGTGCTGAGAATGCAAGGCTAGAATCACGTGTATATATGGTTGGCGGAAACTATATTAGTGAAAATTTAGGGCAAGAAGTAATAATAGAAGAACCTAATATTTATATTGGTATAGACAAAGAATCAATCCTTTCCACTAAATCCCAGATCATATGACCCCCTACTCCCGTTCCGCCCGCGCCGTCCTTTACTCCCTCGCTGCGCTGTTAATCCTGCTTATCTGGATGCTGGCTACATCATGCACCCCACAGAAGTACGTTATAAACGCTTCAGGCGATACATGCCAACCATGCAAGCGTTACTATGAATTAGTAGGTGATAGTTGCGTATACACGTTAAAACCGAGTAAAATTTATTGATATGGCATACGACGTAATACAGGCCGCAATAGATCAGGCTAAAGGATGCGAATATAAACCAAGCATTATAACTTACATTGTTTCAAAAACAGGTAAGATTAAAATAGTTAAAGTAAAAATTAAACCCAAACGCAGCGAGATATGAAAGCACAGGAACTTCGCGTAGGAAACTACATATATAACGGATGGTTAAGCGTCCACAATAGCGTTACACAAGTAACCAGCACAGAAATAGGATATTTAGAAAGTTTCCCAGATCATGATGTTTACCAGCCTGTACCACTAACCGAAGAATGGTTGGTTAAGTTTGGGTTTGAAAAGTTGAACCACAAAATGAGTAATTGTACCGTTTTTATTAAGGGATGTTGGAGGATAGCAACCAACGATTTTTTAAACTATTCTTTATGGCACGAAAGAATAAGTCCTCCAACGTGGTCGCTATCATACCTCCAATACGTCCATCAACTCCAAAACCTTTACCACGCTTTAACAGGGGAGGAACTCACATGTATATAATAATCGGCTACAAACTAAACAACGGATTCGGATATACCGAACTACCGGAACCAATCGAAGTAGAAAGTATTACTAAGATTGAGGAATTCGAACGGGCAACAGAGCGAAAACTAGGCGGTGGCGTTACAGTTGACGCTGCGTATCGTACTAAATTTATCAACAAACGGAGCGAATAGGGGGAAATGGGGTTAAATTTGCTGTTAATTATCTGTAATATATGGCACGCAAAGGAGGCAACCCAGCCGGACTAAAACCATTTGTTAAAGGGCCAGACCCGCGAAGATGTACAAGCGGGAAGAAAGGTATGCCACTAAAAGAGGCTTTAGAACTAGCTTTGGGCGAAGTTGGATTGGATGAAATAGTAAAGAAACTTTGTGAACTAGCCCGCAAAGGCGACCTCAAAGCAATCGACATGTTTATGGATCGCTACTATGGTAAAGTATCACAGCCTATTGAACACGACATACCGCAAGGCCTACAAATCACAATCGTAAAGCACACTAAAGATGCAGATTGATGCCGGTAACATATTCGACCGGACGCAGACAGCCTGGGAGCAGGGTAAAAAAGTAATAATACATCGCGGCGGCACCGGATCAGGAAAAACATACGACCTTATGATTTTCCTGATTTTCTTTGTCGCTTTACTTAATCCTAACTGGATTATCACCATCGTTTCCGAATCAAAACCGCATTTAGATATTGGAGCCATCCGAATACTTAAAACCGTACTAATCAAATCTGGCCTATTCAAATCTGAACAGTTTAATATATCTACTTCTCGCTATACGTTCGACAACGGTACTATTATTGAATTCTTTTCCGCTGATAGGATAGACAAAGCACTTGGAGCCAGAAGGAACGTTTTATATGGCAATGAGATAAACAGCTTAAAGTTTGAGGTATGGGATGAACTGGCCCGCCGTTCTGAATATATTATCGGTGACTTCAACCCAACACAACAATTTTGGTTAGAGAAGTTCATAGAGTATTATGGTGATATTGCCGTAATTCTAAGCAACTACACAGATAATCCGTTCTTACCCGAAACAGAACGAAATAGGATTATACGCCGCGCTGCAATGGACCCGAACTTTAAACGTATTCACATAGATTGCGAATATGGGAGTTATGAAGGCTTGGTTTTCACACAGTTCACACAGGTTGACGCAATACCAGACGGATTAGATCGGTTTTATGGGTTGGATTGGGGTTATACTAATGACCCCACTTCAGTAATTGAGTGTGCAATAAATGGTACAGACATTTACCTGGATGAGAAACTTTACCGCACCGGATTAACTAATTCTGACATTGCACGTATATTGATTGACTTAAAAATACGCCCGAACTACGATGAGATTTTTGCCGATTCTGCCGAACCTAAAAGTATTGAGGATTTACTACGTGCAGGATTCAATATAAAGCCGGCAATGAAGGGTGAAGATTCAATCCGGAAAGGTATTGATAAAATGAAGGAATACAACATACATATTACCAGCCGTTCAGTCAATTTGATAAAAGAATTCCGTAACTACGCATGGATTTCAGACAAGACAGGGCAACCGACAAACAAACCTTTAGACGCGTTTAATCACGGGATTGACGCGAGCCGTTACGCTATTATGACCAAGCTAGGCAATCCCACTCCGGTTGACTTCTTCCTTTAATTTATCAACAAATAAACAAAACAAAACAAAGTAGTATATATTTGTACACTTTAAACAGCCGGATAGATGCAGCGAAAGGATATATTTAATTCAGCGAAGCCACTAGAGAACCTGGCAAACCAAATACTTTATCAATTCGTTTCTAAAGGCACGCCGTATGCACTGCCCGATAATATCCAGACATTTGTAAACGAAGGCTACGCGGGTAATGTAAATATTTACCCCATTATTCGTAAGATTGTCAATCCGGCAATAGGGGTTAAATGGAAGGTTGAAGATCGTAACACAGATGAAGAGGCAACAGATCAGACTCTTAACGACCTAAGAAAGACCCCCAACAAATCACAGTCATGGAATCAGTTTATGGATGAGGCGTTATGTTGGAGGCTTACAACCGGAAACCGTTATATCTATGTTATTACCATTGAATCAGGACCGAACAGAGGCAAACCAGCCGAAATACATTTATTACCTGCTTCACAGGTTGAGATAATAGGCGGCGATTGGTTGGAACCTGTTAAAGCATATCACCTGACAATAGGAAACACTTATAAGGAAATACCAGCGAGCCAAGTTATACACGGTAAGACTACTAATCTAAAATATGATTTAGCCGGTTCGCAGTTGTACGGAATGTCACCACTTGAAGCAGCATTGAAGGTTATGACTGCTACTAATGCAGGTTATGACAGAATGAGCCAGCAGTTTGAGAATGGTGGTCCGGACGTGATTATAACAGGAACAAAGGAAACGGCAACACAGGAATGGAACGAGGAACAATTCAAAACAGTTTGGGAACGCTTCGTTAGCAAGTTCAGAAAGAAAAGTAAAGAGCGTTTCATGCTCAAAAACCTACCTGTTGAAGTTCACGAGATTGGAAAGTCAGTAGTTGACCTTAATGTGTTGGAGTACATTAAGTTATCGCTTCGTGATTACTGCAATATTTACGGCGTTCCTTCCGCTTTGTTAAACGATAATGAGTTTGCCACACAGTCAGCTAATAACCGCGAGTTTCAACGTCAGTTATGGAACAATGCTATCATACCTGAACTGGAAATGTTAAAGGATGACATGAATAAAATTGCAGCTATGTATAACGCTGCAACAGGTCAGAACCTTTATTATGAATACGAATTGGACGACATTCCAGAACTTCAGGAAGATATTACAACACAGGCCGCCGGATTGAGTTCCGCTTGGTGGATGTCAGTAAACGAACGCCGCGAAGCTATGGGATTGGATGAGTTACCGATGGACGGAGATACTATTTATGCACCGATGGGAATTTCGCCACTGTCAGACCTTACCGAACCGATCACAGACGAAGAAACCGCAAATAAAGCCTTACATGGATATAAGTATTAACATCGAACAGGCATGGAACGCGGTATTACTTTATACCGTGATACAAGTTCAGGTAATGGCGATAAGATTAGAACCGACAGGAATAAACCCGAATTAAGATGAAAAAGATAATAACAGCGTTTATTTTGGTGATTTTGTTTGCTTCATGCACTAATTTTAAGTACGATAATATAATTGTAAAAGATGCAAAAGGCAATTATTACAAACTAAAACAATCAATAGGAGTTCATTATACGATTGAAGAAATAGACATAAAACAAATTCAGTTGCTTGATTCAATACAGTAATGGATAAACGCGCAATAAACACAGAACGACAACGAAGCAGATATTACAAGGCTTCACGTTCGATTGTGCGAAGGGCTTTAAAGACTTACGAAAAACAGTTCATTGAAGATATAAGGAAATGCACCACGCTTGCACAAATGAAATCCGTTGCAGAACGTCCGTTAAGAAAAGATGAGACAGAAAAAGCAATAGTTAAAGTTTGGGTTCCTGTAAGTAAGCAGTTCGGGGAGTATACGTTCAGGGCGTTGATGCCAGCACAAAAGGCGATTAACTTCGGACGGTCTAATCCTATCACTGAGGACTATTGGTTCGCCTGGGTTGAGAAACTCCTAAAAGGTTCACTAGGCCAGCGGATTACATTGATTATCGAAACTACCCGGGACGTTTTTATTTCAGTTGTTGACCGGATAGCATACGCAGGATTTGAAGAGGGTAAATCTATACAGAAGATTGCCGCCGAAATGATGAAAGACCTGGATATAACACAGCGATTCAGGGCGGAACGAATAGCAAGGACTGAGGTTATCGGAGCGTCGAACATGAGCAGCCAGGCCGGGGCGCAGTCAACAGGATTGGAGTTAGATAAGGAGTGGATTAGTTACATAGACGACAGTACCAGAGAATCACACATAGCGTTGAACGGCGCAAAGGTTGATATGAACGACGAATTCAGCAACGGATTAGAAGTACCAGGCGACCCGTCCGGAGAAGCAGAAGAAGTAATTAATTGCCGTTGCACTGTTGGTTATTCCGCGAAGTCGGGCGGCGAATACGCATGGGGGAGAGAAATTTAATAAACCACACAATATGAATCTAGTTAAATACATCACATCAAAAGAATACAGGCAAAAAGAGGCCGACATTAAAAAGATCGAAGCCGCTAAAGCCGAAGCAGACCGGATGCACGAAGCAACAGGATATAAATATTATGTCATTGTTTGGGCGAACGGGTACAAATCCGTTAACATGCAATGGGTTAACAGGATGAAGAAAATGAAACTACTGCCGAAAACCTACGATTGGTTACGGCTTGAAAAATACTCGGTTTACGTAACAAAGTAAAGTCATGGAAACAAACATAAAGATTAAGTCGTTCGGAGGTCAGGTAAAGGATGTCGATATTAAAGGCCGCACCGTTACCGGATATTTCTCTACATGGGGATTCCTGCCAACAGGTCAGGCTATGCCGGATTCTGACGGGGATGTAATGGACAAAGGGGCATTCTCAAAGACATTACAACAGAATGGACCCGCAGCGGCTAATCGGATATGGCATTTAATGAACCACGATACAGGAAAACCGATCAACAAACCGAAAGTATTAAAAGAAGATGAAACCGGCCTGTATTATGAAACTGTTTTTCCTGATACAGTCCTGGCAAACGATGTAATTAAACTTTATGATTCAGGCGCAATTACTGAACACTCGATAGGGTTCAATATTATACAGTCCCGTAACGAACAAAACTATCAACTGATTCAGGAAGTCCGGTTATGGGAGGGTTCATCCGTCCTTTGGGGTGCAAATGAAAACACCCCAACAACAGGAATAAAGTCTGAAGAGTTTGCAATGAAAACAAACCTTCTCAATGAATTGATGCGTAACGGAACCCTATCTGATGAAACATTTATAATGATCGAGAAACTACTCAAAGATATTCAGGCTATTTTCAAAGGTTCCGGCAACACCGAACATGAAACACCTGTACAACAACCGACTACCGGCAACACCGAAGCGGAGATAATTCACCAATTTTACAAACGTCTAAACTCCTAAAACATGGAAGACAAAGACCTCGAATTACTCGCTAAAGAAGCTGAGAAAGTCGAAAAAAAGATGGAGAAACTTGTCGATAACAAGATTGATCCTTTATTGAAAAAGTTGGCCGAAATGGGCGAACTTACCCCCGAAATGGCAACTGAACTTAAAAGCTACGGAGCCAAATTCACTGCTTTGCAGAAACAATGTGATGAACTGGATATTAAACTTCAGAAGGCTAATGTACCTAACCAGGACGCGCCGGTTTACGATCAGATAATGCACATTATCAAAGAATCGAAATGGTTTCCTAACTTCACAAAGGAGAATTCCTTTAAAGGTTCAGGAACGTTCGATTTGAAAGGCGTTGACATTATGCAGTATAAAGTCGGAACCGTTACCCGTGTAACCGATACTATTCCGCCACAGTTCACACCGTTCCAGTATGTACCAGGCCGTAGATTCCACATCCGCGATCTTATGCCGATTGGTCAGGCTACTAGTAATACTATCTGGATGCCGTACGAAAGTGCAGTAACTAACGCTATCGCTCGTGTTGCTGAAGGTTCTGCAAAACCTCAATCAGATTTTACTCCTGCTGTAACTAAATGGCCGATAGAAAAAATTGCTACCTGGATAAAATTCTCAGAGGAAATTTTGGAAGATATGCCACAGTTCACAAGTTATTTGACTACTCGCTGGTTGGAGTTACTCAAACAAGCTGAGGATGTTAAGTTGCTTTATGGTACAGGTTCATCCGATATAAAAGGGTTAACCGTTGCCGCCGCTGCTTATGTTGACGTACTGGCCGATGCAAAAGTTGACAGATATATGATTCTGGATGCTGCCACTACACAATGCCAGACAGCCGGATTCTTCCCGAATTATATCTTCTTACATCCTACCGATGCAATGAAGTTACGCCAAACCCGTGACACTACCGGAAACCTTGTATTCCCTATCTGGATGGGTGCAAACCCGCTCAATATCAACGGTGCAACAGTTGTGATTCATCCAGCTATGACCGCCGGTGACTTCCTTATTGGTGATACTGAAATGGGTTGCCAGTTATGGGATCGTAAGGCTGCAAATGTTAAGTTCTATGATCAGAACGAGGACGACGCAAAAAATAATTTAATTTTGGCCGTATTTGAGGAGCGTCTAGCTCTTGTCACTTACCAGTCGACCGCTTTCGTTTTCGGTGACTTCGTTTCCGCACTTGCTAAGGGTTCTGCATAGTACTTGTATGACTATCGAGGGGTAGGGTGATACTTACCCCTCTTTTTTATATCTTTGCTAAAACCACACCATGAAAGCAGCTGTTATAAACCTCACAACCAGAATAGACCGATTGCACGCAGTCCGCAAACAGTTTGAATCGTTCGGACTAAAAGAATACGACGTATTTCCGGCCTACAATTCACCGGATGCACTCCGCGCCAATGCCCGTTCACACATGGAGTTAATTAAAAATGGGTATAATCTAATCTTTGAAGATGATGTTTTCTTTGAGGGTACAATAGACCAGCTACCGCTATCAGAACTTCCACCCGATTGGGATATATTGTACTTAGGTGGTAATGTTATCGAACCACTTAAAAGGTTTTCAGCTAACTTGCACCGATGCACAGCAGCATGGGGTTCATTCGCTATTATGTACAGTCCTTCAGGTTTACAGTATGTTAAGGACTGTTACCGGATTGAACCGTTTACGATATATGATGAATGGCTACGGGTAAGAAGTAAGGCCACACTACAAGCCTATATTCTGAGTACACCAATCGCATGGACGCGGGGCGGGTATTCGGATGTTAACCATTGTATTGAGAATTACGAACCACAGATGAGGAAGAATGCTAGAGTTAATATTGTATGAGGAATATACCTAAGATAGCGCATTTAGTTTGGTTCGGCGACCAACACATGCCGTTAATCAACGTATTTACCATTACGACCTTTCACCGATTGAATCCTGACTGGGAAATTAAAGTTTACACTTCGAAGCAAGGTAATAAAGACTTTGGTACATTGGAGTGGATACCGCCGTATACAGGAAAGGACTATTTCGAACTAATCAGGGCAATGTCATACGTTCAAATTATTGAAGTTGATCTTAAAGACTTCGATTGTCCTGTTCATGCTCACGTTATTGCAATGACAGACGTATTCAGGCAACAGGTTTTATTCCGTGAAGGTGGTATTTATTCTGACTTTGATGTGATATGGTTACGTCCGATGTCGTACTTTACTGAATTGGATTGCATCGGTGATACTTCGGACTTTCAATGTACAGTTAGTTACTTTAAAACTATTGACGGGCATCACAACGTATCAAATATAATTGCGGAACCTGGCAGCGAATTTCTGAAATACACTTTATCGAAATGCGCTAACATGCCGCCGCCGTACTCACATCAAGCGTTCGGAACTGACTTGTTTAATAAACTATTCCCGTACAAGGAAGATATAGACGCGAAGTTTAACAGGATGTTATTTCTGAAGTATGAGACGTTCTTTCCGTTCGGGATTTATAACCTGATTGACTTATTCCAGCGACATGATGAAACTCCAGCGTACCAGCCTAATGTAATGGCTGTACATTGGTTCGGTGGGCATCCGTTCGCACATGCTTACATTGATAATGACGGGTTTAACAGAAAGTGTGCAATGACAACGATTTTAAAAAGAGAGGGGTTAATATGAAAGTACTTTATCATTTGCATGCGTATGTTCCTGAGCACAACGCCGGAGCCGAATGGATGGCACACGCTATCTTAAAATGGCTTGTTAAAGAAGGACATGAATGCCATGTAATAACTACATGTGAAGCGAACTACGAATATGACGGGGTTAAAGTCTATCAGGATGATTTCGATAACTGTAACCGTGAATGGCGTTGGTGTGATGTCGGATTAACGCATTTGGTCCGCGCCGGCAAGGCTTGGAACTGGTCACACGAAGTAAATAAACCGATTGTTTATGTCGTTCACAATACTTTTACTAATCGTTTGGTTGAAGTAAAGCAGAATTTTGCACTGATATTTAACACTGATTGGGCGAAAGTGGACGCTGTTAATAAGGGTTACAAACATAAAAACATCGTTTTGCATCCGCCTGTATGGGTTGAAGATTACAAAACAGACCGAAAAGGAGCTGAATATATCACCCTTATTAATTGCTGGGATCGTAAAGGCGGGCATGTACTTGCTGAATTGGCCCGATTAATGCCAGATCAAAAGTTTCTCGGCGTGCTAGGTGGTTATGGTGAACAGGTGCAAGCTGTATTGCCAAATCTTGAATACATTGAAAACACGCCGGACATTAAAAGCGTTTACCAGCGTACAAAACTGTTAATCATGCCGTCGGTTTATGAATCATACGGGCGTACAGCGGTTGAGGCTATGTGTTCCGGTATTCCTGTAATTGCTTCGGGTACTCCTGGCCTTCGTGAATCATTGGATGATTGCGGTACGTTCTGTTCTGAAGTTTCAGAGCCACATCAGTTGAAGCCGGAAGAGTTCAAAGAGAAAATTTATCAACTATTTAATGAAACGCTTTACAATGAACTATCTTTGAAGTCTTTGAAACGGGCTGAAGAATTGGAGAAACGAAGCATTAAAGAACTTAAAAACCTGGTTAAATGGCTACAAAACTTATCGCACTAAGGAACTTTTCAGGACCGAAAACAATGATTCTGAGAGGGGATGTAATAGAAGTTAACGAACCGTATGTGTCGGATTGGACTGAGGCGGGGTTATGTGCGTATTATACGGAAAGGGCGATGCCGGTAGTTGAACCAGATAAGGCAACATTTAAAAACATGAAGAAGAAATGATAACCGTCCAAACAGAAGCAACCACCGAACCGCTGACAGTTACAGAGGCAAAAGATTGGCTAGGTATCACAGGCACAACACAAGATGCTAAGATACTGGCCGCTATCCCTGCCGCCCGTAAGAAAGTAGAACAACTTTCCGGCCGTTCACTTGTTGAACGTACTTTGAAATTGATACTTACAGACTATTCCGATACAGTAATTGAACTACCATATCCGCCTATAAATGCAGTTGATTCAGTAAAGAGTAAAGCGACAGACGGAACAGAGACAACCTATACGGCGACTGATTACGCTTTGGTTTACAATCGACTGCATTTTACCGGATTCGATCAGGATATTGAAATAGTCTATTCAACACTTGCCAACACGGAAGAGTTTTACAAATTGGCAGTTAAAAAGCAATTAGCATACGATTACCGGAATCAATATTCGGATAACGGTTTCGATCAGGAGGTAATTAAAATGATTAGTTCAGTAACGCTTAATTTGGGGTACTAATGAAAGATTCAACGAGAATGAAATTAATAACAGTATTACAAGTTGTTACATTTGTAATTCAAATCATAACACTTGTAATACTAACATTATCGAAGTAATGGCAGGAACATCAGTTACACTCGATCCTAAGTCACTTGCAAAAGTTATGAAACGTTTGCGGGATATTGAGCGTAATATGAACCCTACCGCACGTACACCGATGGGTGATTTAATGAACATAACAGCATTAGATATTACCCGCGAAGCTAAAGCACGTTGCCCTGTTGACACTGGCCGTTTACGTTCTTCGATACACCCTAAAATGAAACCGTCAGATTCATTTAGTTATTCTGATAACGCTGGCAAAACATATTCAGGCGGATTGAAAGAGCCGGTACAGGAAGGAAAAGAAGTTGTAGTTGGTACGAATGTAGAGTACGCAATGAAGCAGGAAATACGCTCAAACTTTTTACACGGTGGAGTTATTGCAGCCAAACCCGCAATGCAACGCCGCTTAAAATCATTAGCCGCTAAAGTAGTCGGAGGCAAACCAAATATATCTATCACATGAAAAGTTCACTGAGTGCCGTACGATCAACAATTAAGACAGCAATAACCGCACTTGGATATGCTGTTTACGACCGTCAGCGCAAGGTTAAGGACTATCCGCATGTGATAATCGGAGAGCAAACAGAAGTACAGGACGGCGACCAGGGGCAATTCGGGCAAATATCTACTATCAATATTGAAGTTTACAACGGATGGGATTCGGACTATGGCGAACGCGATACATCGGATTTAATTGTAACTGCTATTACTGAATTAATAACAAAGCCTTACTCCTTAGTATTTACCGGATTCAGTTCACCTGTTCAGGAAGTTGATAATATAATGAGTTCAACCGAACAGACGCAGAGTAAAACTATTGTTGTAACAGTTATCCGGTTAAGGTTTCATTTGTTTGAGGAAGTAATAACACCGGCACCGGCTGTGGTTCAATTCAATTATACATTGAACTCTTTAATACAGTAGATTATGTCAGATATATCCTACATAGATAAAAATAAAAACGCTACACCTGGAACCGCTCCAACATTATGGACTGATTCAGATGCTAACGAAGTTAAAGCTGCTGTTAATACTAAAGTTGATAAGGTTACAGGTTCGGGTTTGATTGCAGATTCGGAAAAAGCAGCATACAACGAGGCGATAAATACATTACAACAAGAAGTTGCAGCAATATCGGCAAGTACAACCGATATAACTATCGCAGCTTCAGATGCCACAGCAACAGAGAAAACACTTGCAACGTATGTTTGTGACGGTACAGCCGACGAGGTGCAATGGGCTTTGGCAAATACAGCAGCAGCAGGCAGGCCGGTTAAATTACTTGGCCGTACTTTTCAGATTGATAACGATATTATATTAACATCACATTTTCAGGGTATAGGTAATTCAAATGATCCAGGGGAAACCCGCATTGGGGTAGCTTCAACGGCTACGATAAAATTACACTTTCCTGGCAATATTACAAACGTTCATATACTTAGTTCGGAAAGAACGAGTAACAGTCCGGCGTTAAAACTTGAAGTGCTACAAACAACCGGTATTTATGAGTTTATGACCGGATTACTTCAGGGCGTAAGACTTTGGAGTGCAGATACGGGCGGCATAGGTTTGGAAATAAGTGTACAGGGCGGCGATGAGTTTCAGTTCATTTCGTTCTGTACTTTTGGGGATATAGGAGTTGCAAATTTTGATACAGGCGTAGTAATTAAGTGTTATGAATCGGGAGCCAATGCCGGATTTATAAACTCTAATACTTTCAATTCAATCATAACACACGGGTGTAATATACATATGTACATCGGTGCGTTATCAACGCCTGAGTTAAATATAGGACAAGTTGCAGCTAATTGCTTTAAATCAGTACACATGCAATGTACAGCGAATTGTACTCAGGGAGTTTACATTTGTGATAATACAGGAACTTATAAAAATTCAGGAAATCAGTTTTTAAGTTTTGAGGCTATGGATTGGACTGCTGTTCCTTCTATCAGGCTTGGTCTTGGCAACTTTGCTACACATGCAAGGGGATTTATTGTTAATCCTGATTATAGTGGTAGAGCATCAGAAAACGACATAAGAAGCAACGAAAGCCAAATATTAACTAATGGCGGTACTGTTAATGTAACAGCAGCCGGAGTTTTAACAGTTAACGGTTCAGGCACTTATTTAGTAGGTTCGGAAACAGGGTTAAGCCAGTTTATTACTGAATTGTACGGGTGCAACTATGGTGATATAATTATACTCAGAAGGGCTACCGCCGGAGTTGTAATAAATGTAAGCACGTACATCGGATTGCAGACTGATTTCTTACTTTACGATGCTAAGGATTTAGTAATGCTGTTTAGTATTGGAGGAGCGCAATTTACTTTAATAGGTTCAAATAAAATATAAACAACTAAATAAATAAAGCGATGAGCAAAATTGATGGAAATTTATTCCGTGTAAAAATCGGAACAGTTGCAATCGGGGGGACAACTTCGGTATCATACAGTATATCGAAGGACTTACAGGAAACTACTAACCAGGATTCAGCCGGTAATACTGAATACCACCCTACCGCCGGAAAGATTGGTATTAAAGGTTCCGCTGATGGGTTCTATGATCCTGACCACATCCTTAACGGTGAAGAGCTGATTGACAGGATTGTTAACAACAGTGGTTTGGCTACTATACAGGTAGGCCAGCAAGGAACCGGAAATACAAACGGCGTTTACTGGGAGTTTACCGGATTGTTTAGCGATGTTTCGATTGACGCTAAAAACGATTCAGTACCTACTATTAAGTTCTCGTTTGTTTCGTCCGGAACAATCACAAAGAAAATCTCAACAGGTTCAGCAGGTAGCTAATTATGTTCGGAGAAGTAACAGCGAATATCGGAGGTAAGATTCGTATCTTGCGTTTCAACTTGAACGCAAGGTATGAGTTTTGTAAGATGCACAACATAACCGAACAGGAGGCGTTCAGTTTCTTTCATGATAAACTAAACGTTGAATCAATGCGTGATATGGCCTATTGTGCATTAAAGGCTTATGATTTATCAGCCGGAAACCGTATTGATTATAATCAGTATACAGTCGGGGAGTGGATTTCTGAAATGGAACAGGAAGAATATGAAAATATGATGATGGGTTCTACTGATTCCAATGCAGTCACGAAAGAGGTAAAAAAAAAGCCGGTAAAGAATCGTACCTAAGTTGGGATGAGTTGCAACAGTCCGCCGCAATGGCAGGCATACAACCGGATGTATTTTGGCAGTTGACGTACAGGGATTTGCAGAACTATTTGGAAGGATACACAAAACGCAATAATGACGAATGGAGAAGGACACGTTTACAGGCTTGGATAGTTTACGCAGCGAATACAGACGGCAAAGAGCGAAAGAGTTTAACTGAATGGCTACCGTTGCCAGGTGATGTAAAAGAGAAACCTCGAAGGCTAATGACTCGTAAACAATGGCAATTTATGAACACTAATTGGAACTGATATGGCTAGCGTTGAGGAACTGTTAATTAAACTTACGGCGGATAACACAGACCTGAAACGGAAGTTAGGGGAGAGTGAGAAACAGGTAGGTGGGTTCGGTGGTGCGTTGAGAGGTATTGGTACTTTGGCTGTTGCAGGGTTTGCAGTGGCTGGAGTTGCTGCATTGGCATTTGGGAAACAGGCATTTAAAGCGGCTGAACAACAAGACCAAGCGAATAAACGGCTAATGTTTGCCGTTAAGAATAACGTTGTAGCTTTTAAGGAATTAACAGACCAAGCCGAAAAATTAAGAGACGCCACAGGGGTTGATGACGCTGCAATAATGCAGATTCAACAACTTGGTGCCAATGCCGGATATTCAACCGATAAGATTAAGAAAGTTACTGAAGCCGCCGTTGAACTTGCAGCCGTTACAGGTCAGGATTTACAAGCCGCTTACATGCAAGCCAATGCAACGTTTAACGGTTCTGCTGGAAGGTTAACAAGATTAGATGCTGAATTCGGAACGCTGACAAAAACACAGCTTGAAAACGGGGCCGCAATAGATTTAATCCTTACAAAATATAAAGGGTTTGCGGCAGCTTCAGCAACAGAAACACAGAAACTTTCATCTAATTGGGATGAATTCACAGAGCGTTTAGGCACGGTTACACTTCCAGCTATTAATAGTTTCTTTGAGGCTGTTAATATGAGGTTCAGAATGTCGAGTGATGAGGCATTGAATTTCTGGCAAAAGTTAACCATGCCAGCACAAGCCTACGCCGATATAATGAGGCAGAAAGCAGCATTCGAAAATTCAGGTAAAACAGCAACTACTTATTACAGAAATTTATTAGGGGTTAATTCTGCTTTGAGCGGTATGAATGAACTATTAAAAATGGGTGATAAGAAAGGGGCGGTAATTACAAATGAAGATGTAAAGACAACTAAAGAAGCTACAAAAGAACTATCAAACTATAAATCTATGGCCGTCCAAGTCTTTGAACTTTTCGGACGTGCCAAACCTCAATTATTAGTACCAACATTAACGGGGGACATATCGCCGTTACAATCGAAAGGTATCACACAACCAGGCGACGGCTCAAAACTACAAGCCAGATGGCAAAACGAATTCGGGGCGGCTGTTAAAAAGACTAATTCAGAACTTCAAGCACAGATGCAATCCATGCAGCAGATGCAATCCATAATGACCGGATTCGGCGAGGCTGCTACGATGGCATTTGGTGAACAGTCGGCAGCGGCTAAGGCTTTTGCAGTCGGTCAGGTTATCGCTCAGGCTGCAATGGGTATTATGGGGACGTGGGCCGGATATGCTGAATTCGGGCCGGTGGGTACTGCGCTGGCAGTTGCTCAAACAGCCATGATCGGAGGGCTTGCTATTACACAGCTTGGAAACATCGCCGGAGCCTTTGCAAACGGTGGTATAGTTGGAGGCGGTTCAATGACAGGCGACCGGATGACGGCCCGGGTTAACTCCGGCGAAATGATACTGAACGGACGGCAACAATCTGAACTGTTCGCAATGGCTAACGGCATGGGAGGACGGCAACAGGTGGAGGTAGTAGGGTATATTTCAGGCGACGTAATAAGGCTGGCAAACAAACGGAGTACATATATTGCTGATAAACGTGGATAATGGCAGGAACGACACATTACAGATATATTTTCAAAGCTGATTCGGGTGAGACATGGAAAGTTGAGATACTGGATAATACCTATGTAGGAACAACTTTTACAACTGTTTACCCTGATTCGAGCGGATTCATTATGTCGTGGGAAGATGCAGGCGAAGATGTTTATAAGCCTATTTTAGCAAGTGAATTTTCAGCGGGGTTGTTTCGTGATGCTAATATTCGGGCATTATTGGATAAGATTATAGAAGGCCCGGAATGTAGGTTCTCAATATTAATTTACAAATTAATATCAGCTGTTTATACTCGATTCTGGCAGGGTTTTCTTTTGCAGGATTCATTAATGAAACCGGATGCCGCCGATAATACCGACCTGATAACAATAAAGGGGAATGACGGTTTCGGGTTGCTTAAAAACGTTGATTATGTCTATGCAGATATTGACAACCTGACACGGTTTGCGTATAACGATTGGATGTATAAAATAGGGTTATCACTACCACTGACAACCATATCACCGGATGATGCGTTATTCGCTTTTGCTTCGGTATGGTACGAGGCTCAACAATCATCATCCGTAATACCAACGCCACAGCTAGCCGACCCGATAGGGAACACTTACATTAGTGAGGCTGCATTCATTGAAGTGGACGATTACGGGGTAATAAAAACTAAGTCTTTATATGACATCCTAAACGCTTTACTTTCACTGCACAATTTACAGATGTCGCAATGGAATGGCAAGTACCTGATTATCCAACAGAATACATATGCACAGGCACAGACCCGGGCATGGTACTATTCGAATGACGGTAGTTATATTGATACTGAAATAATCGACTTACAGGCAACGATGCCGGACCGATTTACGGCGGGGCAGTTTAATTATATTTTGCCAGCGAAGAAAGTAACAACGGAGTATGAATATCGGGAAGGGATTTACGATAACAACCTGTTACCGAACAATGTAAACGAAGCAACTAATTATACACTTGGTTTATCAGTTCAGAATTCTGATATTAGAATAACCGGAAAGATAGAGACTATTTACAACGGTTCGGGAGGTACACTTGCACAGATTCAGGCCATTTATAAACTTGTTATTAAGAACGGTACTAAATACCTGAATCAAAACGCATCCGGAGAACAGGAATGGACTACTTCATCCGGTAATTATGTTCCGATTTATACCCGTAACTTTAAATCTGATTATGCCGGAGACCAGCGAATTATTACCGATGTTGCTATTACGGCAACCTTACCGGAAGAAGGCGAAACGATAACTTTCAGTTATACTTTTTATCGTTTAGAGAATTACGGCGAAGGTACGGCATGGAGTGATGTCGGATGTACTTACACTATCTCGCACGATGATATTGAAGGTTCATTTATTGCCCGTGTTGATTCAGGCGAACCGATGCAAGGAAAAGCATTATATGAATCGACAGCATCAAACGGGGCGCGTTCAGATATTGAACTTGAAAACATTTATCTGGGTGATGGGATTAACAAATATAGTGCAGGTTGTGTGTTTGTTCGCACGGGTGCGCTGGCAATAGTTCAGTCCGAAAATTGGAGTATCTATTCTGAAATAGGAAGTTTTGCAGAATCAATTAACACGCTTCGATGCCGTGAACGTTTAGCACTTCAGAACAATACAATTCAAACCTATATGGGTTCATTCAAAGGCGAACCGAACATACATAAAGGTTTTGTTTGGGGTGGTTTGTATTGGGCTTGGATGGGTGTTACCTGGGACTGCTCGAATGATAGGTATTCCGGAATGTTGATGGCCATTACCTTAGACCGTGCAGATACAGCGGTAAGTACTCCGGTTATAGCTACCGATGATACAAGTTCAGGGAGTTCAATAGGTGGAGGTAGTAACACTGTTGCAGATTCACATAACAGGTTGCATAATATTTTTAACACCTCAGACCACTCCGGAACCGGTGGCACAGCGAAGGCCACAATAGTTGACGCTGATTCAGTCGTAATAATAGACAGCGAAGACGGAAGCAAGGTTAAACGCTCTTTATGGAGTACCATAAAAGGTGCGATGCAAACATATCTGGAACCGATATGGCAGGCGTTAACATGGAAAATTAGTATCGATACAGGCACACCTGTTGAAATAGGAATGTCAACAGCTACAACCGGATATACTTCATTAAAATTAAAATCCGGAACAAATGTAACTATTACTGAGGCATCGGGAATTGATGATTCGTTAGAAGTTACAATATCAGCAGCAACAACAGCACCAATCGGCATGATAATATTCACTTATACAGTTTAAAAAATGGCAACAAACACAATTCCAATTTACACAAGAGGCGGACAAATTTCGTGGTCCGGTGATTTAAAAACAGCAAACACGGCAAAGGACGGAACCGGAACAGTTGAAACAATATTTACAGCCGGAGCCGATGGGGCGAGGGTTGAACGTGTCAGGGTTCGGGCATTAGGTACTAATGTCGCAACTGTTTTAAGGTTGTTTATTAATAATGGAAGCGCAAACTCAACAGCTGCAAACAACACGCTATATGCTGAAATGACAATAGCAGCAACAACACTTTCAGAAACGGCGGCTTTGTTAAATACTAATGAGTTTCCTAATGCTACCGACTACACAGCGTTTCCTATTGTATTACCAGCCGGTTATAAACTACTTGCGACGGTAGGTACAACAATAGCAGCCGGGTTAAGAGTTACAGCGATAGGCGGAACGTACTAAAACAACTGAATTATGCAATACTCCGATATGAATGGTTTTCCAGAATCGGGCTTTCCGGTTTTAGCTGACTTCAATGATCGTATAGTTTTGAATGCTTTGTATTCGGCACCGGCACGGATTGACGGGTATATCCTTGATTTGCTAGGTAATAGCCGTTTACTTGGGGCTTTGGTTTTATCGGGTGCAATGTCAGGTGTTACTTCAATTTCAATGAATGGTGCTTTATCCGGTGCTTCAACTATTGCAGCCAGCGGTAATGTAACTTTATCGGCTGGGAACTTGCTGTTAACGGCTGGTAATATTAAAATGATTGGTGAGATTTCGGATAATTTAGCACGTGTTAAAAAACTTTGGCTTAAAGATTTAGATTTAGTAAACAGACCAACGATAGGGGAGGATTTTGTTGCATTACTAAGCGATTTACAAGCAGTCGATTATGAGAAATGGAAACTGGCGTGGTACAACGCTGGAAGTGATGCTACTGAATTATTCGACATACTTAGTACAAAATCTTATGAACTTGCAGCCGGAGATAATATAACAATAGATCAACCAACAGTTTCAGGCGATACAACTACACAAACAATTCATGCGATAGCACCGGTAACACTTGCTAAATTCTATGCTGATTCGGGTAATGTTTCGACGGGAGTAACGGATTCATATAGTTATACTTTGCCGGCCAATACTTTAACATCAAACGGGCAAAGGCTAGAAATGAGTTATTCAGGATTTTTAGCAAATAATGGCAATAGTAAAACTATGAATGTTTTATTCGGTTCTACATCAATATCCGGATTAATTACATCAGCAGCAAATACAGGATGGCAATTTAAAATAACATTAATAAGGGTAACAAGCAGTACGATAAGAGTTGAGTTTGGATTAATTGCTTCAGGCGTTTATTATCCTGCTCCTTTTGATTTTAGCTCGATAAACTTTACAACTACAAACGTTATCAAACTTACCTTACAAGGCGGTGCAACTAATGATACAGTTGCAAAAATGGCTACTATTGTTTATTGGCCTTAAATTTTGTTAACAATCTGAACAAACGCATATAAATACTTTAATTTTGTCTCTATGTACTCAATAGACTATATTAATCTGATTTGCACCGACCTGGAAATAACCGACACTCACGAATATGAGATTGACGGTATTAACGCGATATGTGTAGCTTTGGGGGGAACTGCTCACAAGTACAACATAGACGCGCTTAATGATATTTGTACACTGATGGGTTATACAGGTGGTTGTAAGTACAACATTCAGGCACTTAACACGATTGTTGTCGGTGGTACATACGAATACGAAAATCAGGCATGGAAAGACATTCAGCAGGGGGCAAAGGTTAGTTCATTTTCATTAAAAGATTCAGAAGGGTTTACATTAGTTGATTCAGAAGGATTTTATTTAAAAGTTAAAAGTTAAAAATCATGGCAGATAAAACACTAACAAAAACAGCAGCCCAAATAGATGTAATTCTTGGAGCTATAAATGTCTCTAATCAAACAAACTTTGTTAAGTCCCTATTTATCGGTGATGGGGGTACGCATGTTGACAATACCGGAACCGATGCAGGCGATTATAATTTAATCGTAGGAATGGGAGCCGGAGCAGCACAAACCATTGCAAAGCGTAATACTTTGGTAGGTGCTAATGCGGGGGCTGCTATCACTTCCGGATGGGCTAATACATTCGTTGGATCAGGCGCAGGTGCAACCGGTGTCGGAACCGGCAGTCTTGACGTTTCGGGCAATGGCGGTGAGTTTTATGCAAATACAGCCGTAGGGGAGGGAAGTATGGGAGTTGCCACTATTGCCAGTTATAACACCGCATTAGGCACTAACACTCTTACAAAACTAACAGAAGGTCATAATAATGTCGCAATAGGGGTGCATGCACTTAATGAAAATTTAGTTGGTGATGCAAATGTAGCAATCGGAAGAAACGCACTTTATAACAATACAGGTGATTACTGTGTTGCAGTTGGAGCTAATGCCGGACAGAACCATGCAAGCGCAGGAAGTATAACAGCTTTTGGCTATGCAGCAGGACAAAAAAACAATAACATCGGAGCAAATACATATTTTGGATATATGGCCGGGGTTGAAAATGTAGCTGGCTATCAAAACACATTTATTGGTTATCAGGCTGGATTAAGTTCAACTGGTAAAAATCAATATTACAATACTATTATAGGTCATCAGGCCGGATTTTCAGCAGGGAATTGTGAGGGAAACACTTATATAGGTGTTTCGGCTGGCTATACTAAAACAACCGGAGATTATAATACCTTCATTGGTTACGATGCCGGGAAAAATGGTTCACAGTTAGCAACGGCAGCTAATTCAACAGGAATAGGTAACGGTGCATATACAACCGCTTCAAATCAAATTGTTTTTGGTAATTCATCAGTTACAGATACTTACTTCGGTTCAGTTTCGGGGGCTTCAAAAATCTATGCAAGTAAAGCAAGATTTACAGCAATTCCGACAAGTGCAAGCGGATTAAGTGCGGGTGATATTTGGAGCGATTCAGGAACATTAAAAATAGTATAATGATAAAATACGAATTAACACCGGAAAAAGTAAATCTGATCCTAAAGGGATTGTTAAAACTTCCTGCTGAGGAATCAATGCAGTTAATTTTAGAATTGCAAACAGAAGGACAAAGACAATTTGAGGAGCAAAACAAACTAAAAGTAACGCAAAAATAATTTTAATTCATTTCTCATGCGAGTTCTGAAATCATTGTCAACAGATGGGTTATTAGGAACCAATTTACATGGTTCACTTAATGACACTCCGGCACTTTCGCCGATTGCAATGTTATTGTTTTTAGAAACTCCTGATTCTAAACCTACTGATTTTGATTTACCCATAATAAAAACCAATCCCGCTAATAATACAATGCGATCCAGTTGCCCAGGTTTGGGTATAGGTTGCATATTAGCGGAATTGGATTTAAGATTTTCATTTGTTAACTGAATCGCCTTACAAAGATATATATAAAAATGCGATTTTCGACAAAATGATAAAAATAAATTTAGTACAACACGAACATTATGACCGGATATTTTGAAGAATCACCAGGAAACCGATCAATAACGCGCTTAGCGTTCTGGTACGGTATTATTTGGGCGGCTTTGTTTACAACAGCTTTCGCGTTCATTAAAGATTTGTCGTTCGGGGAGGTTGTCGGAATGTTTACCGGTTTGAGTTCGCCGTTTTTTGCGCTGAAATTGATACAGAAGAATATAGAAAATAAAAATCAGTAGGATATGAACAACATCGAATCAGGGTTATTTAAGTTTGGCCTTTGGGCTTTTGGTATTATGTTTTCAGCTATATTTTTAATGGTATCTTTGACTTATAAAAGTCAGTTAGATACGGCTGATTTTTTAAGAAACCATGCAATAACACAAAGCCAAACAGAAGAATATACAATTAGGCGGTTATCCGTTGATTCAGTTAACATAATTAAACTACAATCAGAAAATTATGATTTAAAAATGTGTATTAAAAGAATATCACCTGAAGTTTACAAAAGTATTTTTTTAGATACTTTTGAAGCATTTTACCCGAAACAGGAAGCAATTTTACCAGAAGAAAAATATCATTTAAAACCTGAATAGTTATGGCAAAATTAACGAGAGAATTAGAATCAGAAGCAGGAAATAAAAATGCAAATCCTGTTTATTGCACTGCATGTTATCGTAGGTGCTTGCTTTATTATACGGCACTTTCAACGGTTCCGGATGAATATTTAATACCTACTGAGTATGGTTTTCCTGAAGATTGCCCGTTACCTAATGAGCAGTAGTATGA